GACCCATGCTTTCGTCCTCGAGCCCGAGGTCGTCACGTCCCGCTTCGTCACCATCCCCGGCGACGCGCCGAAGAAGCCGACCAAGGCTCAGATTGAAGCCAAGAACCCGAGCAACGAAACCTGTCTGGCCATTGGCGGGTGGAAGGTTTTCAACAGCAACGCCGAAGGCAAGACCATCGTCGACATGGACGAATGGGAAGTCTGCGTTAACGTCGCCCAGTCCATGTCGGCGACCATCAAGCATCTCGGCCTGACCATCAAGCAGACCGAGGTCATGCTCCTCGTCGACTACTGCGGATGTCCCCTCAAGGTCGCCATCGACGCCGTGGCCGAGAACGCCCTGGGCGACGAATACATCATCGACCTGAAGAGCACCGAAGACGCCTCCCCCAAGGCTTGGCTGTCTTCCGCCCGATCCTATCGCTACCCGCTCCAAGGCCACACCTACCGCACGGCCTTTGAGGCCTTCTTTAAGCGCCGCATCAAAGGGGTGATCTTCGTCGCCGGCGAAAAGTCCGCCCCCTACCTCTCGGCCGCCTATGAGTTCGGCCCCGAGCTCATGACCTACGCAATCGAGGATTTCGAGAAGGCCGTCACCCTCTACAAGTCTTGTTCGGCGCTGGACGAATGGCCGGGCTACCCGACCGAAGTCACGACCCTGGACATCCCGTCCAAGTCCTCCGCCTCCGCCCCTATCACCTTCGCCTAACATGGCCAAACTACCCGACAAGACCCTCAAGGCTCCGACCTGGTTCGAGAACCGCGACTGGATCGTAAACGAGCATGGCATCGCTCACAAGGGCGGCCACGCTGACGTGACGTGGGAGGAGGTCACCCAGTTCGCCGACCTCTCCGTCCGCACAATCCACCCGTTCTACATTGAGCCGTGGCCGTTCCGCGCATCGACCAAGGCCGAAGACTGGTTCGACTCCGACTCCTATTCCGAGGCCTTCAAGTTCGCCGTCGGCCACGTCGTGACGAAGCGCTTCAACCTCAAGGCGGTCCGTCAGTGCATCGCCAACTTTCCCAACGCCTAAATCATCATGTCCTTTTCTATGGAAACCGAAAACAGCCCCACCCGCGCGCCGCTGATTGCCGGCGGCGTCATCGCAGGCCTCGTCCTGTTCGTCCTGCTGCTCTCGTCCTGCTCCATCATCGAGCCGGGCGATCGCGGCGTCGTCGTCAACCTCGGCACGATGTCCAAGGATGTCCTGGGCGAAGGCGTCCACTTCACCGCGCCTTGGGCTAGGGTCAAGCGCGTCACCGTCAAGCAGACGACCATGATCGGAAAGACCGAATGCTTCAGCAAGGACCTGCAGACCATCAAGGTCACCTATTCCTGCATGTATTCCATCCCAGAGGATAGGGTGCTCGACCTGTTCCAGAAGTACGCCGGCAACCCGTACGAGTCGCTCGTCGTCCCGCGCATCGAGGAAGCCATCAAGCTCGCGTCCGCCACCCTTACCGCCGAAGCCATCGTCAAGCAGCGCGAGATGGTCAAGGCCGCCGCCTTGAGCGAAGTCAAAGGCCAGCTGCGCGACCTGGTCATCGTGACCGACCTCCCGATCACGAACATCGACCTTACCGAGATGCTCGAGAAGGCCATCGAAGGAAAGCAGGTCGCCGAACAGAAGGCGCTTGCGAAGGAATACGACTTGGTAGCCGCAAAGAAGGACGCCGAGATTTCCATCGAGAAGGCCAAGGGGGAAGCCGAGGCGATCCGCATCACCGGCGAAGCCCTGGCCAAGTCTCCCAACGTGACGCTGATGGAGGCCGTCAAGAAATGGGACGGCAAAGCCCCTCAGTCCCTTGTCCTGCCCAACGGCTCCGTCACCCCGACCGTGGAGGTTTCCCGCTGATGACATCCGAAGACATCAACCTGATTTGCTCGGCCGTCGTCACCGTCGCCTTTCTCTCCTTCCTCGCATACGTCATCTACATCACCCGATAAAACCATGAGCACCTCCAACAACGAAAAGACCCCGCTGACCGACATTTCCCAGAGCGGGACGTACAAACTCAAACTGATCCGCCCCAAGGGAACCGAGAAGGTCAAGGTCTGGGATGACGGCACGGTTTCCTGCCGCCTGTTCTTCGTCGACGACAAGGGTTTCTGCCTGTCGAAGAACTTCTCGAGCAAGTACGGCATGGCCCTCGCGATGCTCGTCGGCAAGTTCTCCGGCAAGTTCGTCGAAGAGCAGCTGCGCATCGACGCGACCCCCGCCGAGTTCCTCAACTACATCGAGCCGGCCTGCGGCAAGACCTGCCTCGTCGGCGTCGAAGCCACGCCCAACGGCAAGGAATACAACGGCAAGGCTCAGTATAATTACAAGATGACGTATGCCAAGGGTTCCCAAAAGCCCGTCGTCGACGACAAGCCCGCCGCCGGCGCAATCGAATTCTGATGCGAACCCCAAACACCGTCGTTCTGATCTCGGGCTTTGCCCGTGCTGGCAAGGATACCTTCGCCGACGGCATGCTGAGCAACAACGACGAAATCTGCACTTGGAAGCGTTCGTTCGCCTCGACGCTCAAGTACGCCGCCGACAACTACCTGGACAACGTCGGCCTGTTCGACTGCGAGCAAGGCATCACCTTCTCGGATGAGGAATTCAAAATCAAGCATCGGGACATCCTCGTCACCCTCGGCGCCTTCGCCCGATCCATCAATAAGGACGTCTTCGCGGAATCCCTCTTCCGCACGTTCCTCACGATGTCCCAAGCCATCAGGCCGAACCCCATGCATTTCATCGTCCCCGACTGGCGCTATCTCAACGAGGCGCTCGTCGGCAAGCGATGGGCCGAGGAGGAAGGCTGGCGCATCGTGACCGTCCGCATCGACCGCGCGGGCCTGCAGCCGGCGAACATGGAGGAGGCCGTTTCGCTCGCCGAAATCCGCCGCCAGATGCCATGCGACTTCGAGTATGCCTTCGCCGAAGGCCAGACCGACGCCATCAAGACCGCAGGCCGTCAGCTCGCCGCCCACCTTGGCCTCTGACCAGGACATCCGAAACCCACGCCCCCTCGACTTCGAGGAAAGGCGCGTCCTCCTCGGACTGACACCCGAGCGGGCCGCCTTCCTCGCCGCCTGTTCCCACGTCGGCGCTGTCCGCGACGCGAACACCAAGCGCGTCCCTTACGACCCGCTCGTCCTGATCCGCGAAGCCGCCCGGATGGGCATAAACCAGCGCGACACGGCCGACATGATGGAAGTCCCTTTCGCCGACCTCTCCGGCCTAGGGGTCGACTTTCCGCTCGAGACGACCAAGGCTCTCGCCCCAGGCAACGTCCGACATAACCTCTTCACCTACGACCCCGCCGACTATGAGTAAGATCACGAAATTCGTCTGGGCCTCCGACAATCACGGCGAGCTCGGATGTCCTGACGCCTTGTCGGCCCTCTACGCCTATTGCGACGATTTCAAGCCCGACCTACGCCTGGGCGGGGGCGATCACTACGACTGCGCGCCTCTCCGCAAGGGAGCGATGAACGAGATGGAAGGCGTCCGCTCCATCAAGGACGACCTGACCGCCGGCCATGAATTCATGCGCCGATTCCGCCCGACGCATCTCCTCTGGGGGAACCATGAGTACCGACTCGAGAAGCTCGCGCGCTCCCATTCCTCTTCCGTCGTCCGCGACTTCTGTTCCGACACCTTCTCGGAAATGAACCGCGTCGCCCGTAAATGCGGGGCCAAGGTCATCCTGCCCTACCGACGCGACAAGCCGCTTCGCATCGGCCCGATCACCGGCCACCATGGCATCGGCAGCGACCTGACGAAGATGGGCATGTTTTACGGAACCGAAGGCGGCCTGTTCCTTTGCGGCCACGGCCACACCGGCCAACAGGTCAACCTCCCCAAGTTCGGACGCGGGGCCGCCTACATGTCCCCCGCCCTCGGTCAACTCGACCTTTTCGACTACTCCGAAAACACCCTGTCGGCCGCCAAGCATAACAACGGCTTCATCGCCGGATGGTTCAAGGACAAGGAATGGAAAGCGTGGATCATCCACCGCCTGGGCGACGGCAAATGGTATTGGCAGACCGACATCAAGACCTTCACCCCGAAGACCCGATGAGCAGCAAAGGCAAGAAACTGCTTTATACCAGGGTCGGCTCCGACCCCGTCCTGCGGGCCGTCATGGCCGACATCAACATGAGCGCCGTGAAGCCCGACAAAGGTTTCCTGACGTGCGAACAATGGGCCAAGAAATGGAAGCTCGCCGCCGGGCATCAGGCCCGAATCTATCTCGCCCGAGCGATGAAAATCGGCGCGGTCGTCAAGAAGCGGTTCCGCGTCGTCACCAAAGGCCGGCTCCGCCTCATGGACCACTTCGGCCCCCCGCCCAAGAAGAAACGACCTTGACCGACGGCCCCGCCCGAGGCCATACCCAAAACCCATGCCCAACCTTCCGACCGTCTCGCCCGATACGGAGCGCCACCTTCTCGGCGCGCTCATCCGTGACGGACTATCCTTCCCGCCCGACCTGATCCCTTCCGACTTCGGAGAGCCGAAGCACCAGGAAGTCGCCTCGGCGCTTATCTCGCTGGCCGAGCAATCCGTCGTCCCCGACGAGCTGACCGTATCCGCCCGCCTTCGCGACATGAAGGCCTCCGCAGCCGAACATGACGTGAACGCCTTCACGGCCGCCGTCGGCTTCACCCCTTACAACCCCGCTTGGGCGTCCGAGGTCCGCCGCCTGTCCGTCCTGCGATCCATCCGCGCGACCGCTTCCCGCGTCGCCGAGATTGCCTCCGACCCCGCCGCCGACCCTTCGGCCATCCTTGCCTTCAACGAAGGCCAACTGAAGGCCGTCTCCGGCCGCTCCTCGGAAGAGAAGCCTTCGACCGCCGTCGAGATGCCGCTTGATGACCTTCTGGCCTTCGACCGCAAGAACGACCCAGACTGCGTCATCGGCAATCGCTGGCTCAACCGAGGCGGGTCCTGCCTTCTCGTCTCATCCTCCGGCGTCGGCAAGTCATCCTGGACCATTCAGCTTGTCATCACCCTCGCCATCAAACGCCAAGGGGGCTTCTTCGGCATCGAGGCCAAGCGGCCCTTGCGCATCGTCCTGATCCAAGGGGAGAACAATTTCGGCGACGTGGCCGAACCCGTCATCGACGTCTGCGAAGGCCTAGGCCTGCATAAGCCCGAAATCGACACCCTCCGCGAGAACCTCCGAATCTACCGCCTTAAGCGCAAGACGGGGGCAGAGTTCCTCGAGGAGATGCGCCGCCTGGTCAAACTCCATGCCGCCGACATCGTCGTCGTCGACCCGGTCATGGCCTTCGCCGGCATTCCTGTCGCCGATCAGCAGGCCGCGACCGCCTTCTTCCGCGACGGCATCGACCCCATTCTCGACGAAACGGGGGCCATCCTCCTCGCCGTCCACCATACCACCAAGCCCAAGTCCGCCAAGGACACCGCCGGCCAGACCGTCTCCGACCTCGCCTATGCTGGGGCTGGGGCTTCCGATATCACGAACTACGTCCGAGAGGTCGCCGTGCTCCAGCGCTGCCAAGGGGAGGAACCGATTTTCAAATTCTCCGTGACCAAGCGCCGAGGCCGATCTGGCATGAAGGACGAGATGGGGGATTACGCGTCAGATATCTACGTCCGACATTGCCGCATCCCTGGCGTCATCCGCTGGGAGCGTTCAAGTCAGGCTGAAGTCGACGGGCAGAAGCCCGATTCCAGCCCCGCCAAGGGGTCGCCAAGGCGTTTTGATTCCAAGTAA